CTCATTTTTGATCCCTTGCTGGAGTTGTCCAAAGCTGCTCAATATGTTCTGTAGCACCCATCTTTACAAGTTCACTTTTATAGAAGTGTCGTGCAACGTAATCTGCTCGTATAAACTTGCTTTCTTTACGTTTACTAGGGCCTACAAACACACCAGGTAACTCATAATGAGGTATATACATTACATTGCCTAACTTATAGCATTTGTAATTAGCCCTATCAGGCACGTCAAATTCAGTATCCAAAACCATAATTTCTTCCTTCTTGAGCGTTGTATTCATATCCAAAAGCATAGAACAATGGCGAATTAGCAATCATTATTAGCTTACGTTTTGCTTCTAAAGTTTTACCCCTGCGTTCTAGTAATAAAGTAATCTGCGCTCTATTTTTGAACATTTCCCTATTTTTAAGGGTTTCCATCATTCGGATAGTAAATTCAGATTTATCAATCATATTACATACCCTGTCCGTAAATAATTAACACCAAAAATAACAATTGCAATAACCAGACCCATAAGGCCACCTAATGCTAATTCTATTAAAGTTGCTCTCATATTTTCCCCAAAGTTAAAAAAGTCAGGTCAAAGTCTTTTTAGTCTGAAATCTCTAAGAGCCATAGAGCTGAATAGTGTCGTTGACCTGATGTATGTAATTTATTACAGATTTTCAAGAAAAATCTTGATCTTGGTCAATATTCTTAAAAATAATTTGAGTGTTGTATTTTTACAACAGGGTGGGGCTGACACCTCACGGAAGGATTTTTGGCGGGGGATCACCAATGCCAGCCCCATAAATTCTATAATCCCGATTTTAACTGAAAAAAGCGCAATAAGTGGAAAAAGCATTTTAATCCCTTTTGCAACTCATCTTCTGGAATTTCGCACAATTTCACTTCATTGGTTAAACCATTAATAAACATAATTCCGCATCGAGCGTGTTCTAAACCAAGCATTTCACGGTATGCCGCCATTTGCATGATATGCTCGTCATAGGGTACGACTTTATCCAAAGGGACTTCTTTAGTCTTAAAATCTACAACCACCCCTGGCACACCCTTAATCTTGTCTGCTTTGGCGTGTAAATCGACTTTTCCACCAAATCCTAGCTCATGGCTACCAGACTGTTCAGGAAGCCACGCTCTAGCCCCATAAGCGGCTTGTAAGGCGTTTTCTACGTTACGGCAATAGGTAGGTACTGATTCAAGCAAAATGCCGTCAAAGAAGCTCTCAATGATGTTGTGAATGGCAGTTCCTCTTGCCGCAGCATCTTTTCCTTGTGCTTTGCTATCGTTTAATACCCTACTAAGCCAATCAGACTCTTTTTCGCCTTCTAAGCGAGGTAATGTAAGTGCAGCGAGGATGGCCTGTTCTTGAAGCCATCTGTTAAGTCCTGGCTTTGCAACTGCTCCGATGACTGTGGTAACGCTGGGCAATAAACCGAGTTTTTTAGCATCTCGTAAAGTTGTTGCTCGTTCCTTGCCCGTAGATGATCCAATGACTGTATAGGCTGGATTGCCATTCTTGTCATACCAATGGCCCGACTCACTTTGGCTGTCCTTTATTAGCACTTTTTCTTCCCCTTTTTGGTTTTACTTCATCCGTGTTGATGTCATATACAAATTTTATATCTAAAGGTGCATCTGGAACTATTGTTGCTTCATATTTTGCTGGGATTTCTTGACCACACCAATCTGATGGCGATTTATTAACGACAACAGGATTGAGCTTACAAGCACCAAGCATATCATTTTGCATAAATACATAAAATTTACAGTTTTTGCAGGCCATTAAATGCCCTTAGAGTAGTTAATAATTCTCATGCTATCTTCTTGAAATACGCATAAGTCTGCTGCAACAAGCAGAACCGCCTTAATGACTGATGCTAAATCTTCAGGTCTAAAACTAATGAGTTGTTGTTCTTCATCAACATTGACACCCATCCATACTTTTTCCGTGTATTTAGTTTCAATAATGTCTTTAATTTGGTTCTGCATAACTATCTCCTAAAAAGGAACACTATCATCAATAAAAGGATCAGATTTAGGTAACTCATCCGATCCAGCAGCTTTAAATCCCATAGGTAATTTTTCTTTGCCAATTGAAATGCTAAAAAACTTACCCTTTTTGCCTTCTTTAACCCAACCCGAAAGCCACATTTCTTTACCAGCCACCATAATTGTGCCTGTGTAGTCAGGATGCGAATCACTTTGTTTACGATCATTTTTGAATAAACTCCCTGATCCCTCTTTAGCTATATACGCCATGTTGTTTCCTTTATAAAATATCTTTGGCTATGGTTTTCATTGCTGAACTAGACTTGCTTACTACTGCTGCATTTGCATCATCGTCAGCTTGTACTACTCCTACTACTGCTGCTAATGCGTATCTACGCATATAAGTTAACGCAGACCCTGCGCCTTGAGCATCTACCTTTGACATAGGTAAAGACATTTCTTGCCCAATCCATTCACCAGAGCTATGAGCAAGAATTGTTGTTAATGACATTTCAGCAATAACTGTTTCTCTTTCATTGGCTACTACTGTATTTACAATAGTTTCTCCAGGAAACTGAATAACACTAAGGCCGTTTGCAGCCAAAAGATCACGGCAAGCATCCCACACAGACTCAAGATCAGCGTACTTAGATTTGAAAAACGGATTTTCTGAATCTTTTTTAGCATGAGTAAGTTTTCCCTGAACAATTGACAAAGCAGTTGCTAATTTAGCGATTGACTCTGATTGATTCATGGTGCGCTCCTAAAAATATTGCCAAAGTCATTAAACAATGAAGTTAACGTTTCATTTTTGCAATTTTTTGGTTTGCCACACGCTTGGCGTATGCAATCTACTTGTGCTTGTGACATAAATTCGTTACTGAATTCCATATCATCTAAAGCCTTTTCTAAAAATTCTTCATGCTCTAACATCAGTTGGTGTAATTCACCCATCTAAATTCCCCTTAGATACATAGCGAAATTGCTATAAAATTGATTGTAAGCATATTTCATAGGCTGTCAAGAACTATTTGCAAAATAACGACATACGATGTAAGATAATTGAATGAAGCTAAAACTAACAGATTCAGCAATAATTGATTTGCTAGGTGGTACTACAAAAGTTGCTAAATTGGTAGGTATTTCACCAAATGCTGTATCAATGTGGCGAAAAAACAACATACCATCATCGCAATTTGCATTTTTAGGCGCAACTCTTGAAAAAGAGTCGCATGGTTTAATCACTCGCAAGGATATATTTCCTAAGTCCTGGCACATTATTTGGCCCGAACTACAATGAACAGAGAAGAAATGTTACTTAAAATGCTTGTAAGAGCAGATAAAGAAATTAAACAATTACAATACAGGGCTGATTTTTTAACAAAAGAATTATCACAGCTTAAAGAACGATTAAACTATATGGATCATCAAATTTATGGGGGATCAACAAAATGAAGATAAGCGTAAAAATCATTAAGGAAAACGAAGATGGATCAGCCAACGCTCAAGTTGACTTTGACAAAGAAGGGCTTGAAACCCTTGTCCAATGGGGTCTTGTTAGTATCCTTACCAAAGCAATTGATGAATACCGAATTACACCCGAAAAAGATGGCTCTCCTACTATTGCAAGGGCTAAAGCAGTTGCCCAAAAAAGAACTAAAAAACAAAAATAAGTAGTAAAATCTATGGACAGGCTAGGGTCATCCCCGAAAAGCGATTAGTCACCGCCCGCCCAGTCCACCTTATTTTGACTACCTTTGACAGAGGAATTGTATGCAAAAAGCAGATATATGGATGCCCCTTTATATTGGGGACTATCTAGCAGATACAGCTAGACTTACCACCGAACAGCACGGAGCATATTTATTGCTTCTTATGGATTATTGGCGATCTGGTCGATTGCCAGACAATGATCAAGTTTTAGCTCAGATTTCTAAATTATCGCCTGATGCTTGGGGCAATGCTAAAGCAATGCTTAAGCAATTTTTTAGCATTTCAGATGGTTATTGGATTCACGCTAGAGTTGAAAAAGAATTAAACCTTGCAATGCAAAATAAAGCCAAAATGCACGATAGGGCTTTAAAAGGCGCACAAGCTAGATGGGATAAACAAGAAAATGATGCTACAAGCAATGCACAAGCAATGCTTAAGCAATGCCCATCACCTTCACCATCACCTTTACCTTTAACAACAACTAATAAAAACATAGCACCACCTAAAGGTGTTGATGTGTCTTTATGGAATGATTATTTAAAAGTCCGTAAAGCTGCCAAAAAGCCTCTTACAGACACGGCTTTGAAAGGTTTGATACGAGAGGCTGAAAAGGCTAAAATAACTCTCTCAGATGCCCTGCAAACTTGTTGTGAACGTAGTTGGGTAGGATTTAAAGCTGAGTGGGTAAAAGAAGAAGTTACTAGACACAAACAACTTCCGTTAGTAACAAATGAGCAAATTGAAGAAGCATATAAAATTGAGTGCGGTAAAGACCCAAAATTAGCTCGTTTTGGAAGCTACTACGAAATGAAGGATTATGTCATCAAACAAAGGGAACTGCGATCTAGAACACAAGCATAAATGCGCTGTAAGGTATTTGTTGCACTTACGCCACAAAAAAGGATTAAGTTGGTTTAGAGATTACATCTCGGGCAAGAACTTTAGTAAAGTATTACTAGATGATTTTTATACGCAATACAAACTAGGCAACATGGGGGAATGGAAATGTTGGAAAAATACATTGTTGGGGCAACAGGGTTTGGGTATTTAGTCACAGGAGTTCTACAGTTTCAAAAAGGGGCTACAGCTAATGCAGTAATTTGGATTGGCTATGCTATTGGACAAACTGGCTTATGGATGAACCTTAAATGAGGGCTATATGAATGAGTTGGCTCTTTTCGCAGGCGCTGGTGGAGGAATACTTGGGGGACATCTCCTTGGATGGCGAACAGTCTGTGCCGTTGAATGGGAAGCCTATCCAGCAAGCGTATTGTGCGCCAGACAAAATGACAAAATTCTCCCGACTTTCCCGATTTGGGATGATGTTCAAACCTTTGAAGGAAAACCTTGGCGAGGAATTGTTGATGTCGTTTCTGGGGGATTTCCATGTCAAGACATCAGCGCAGCAGGAAAAGGTGATGGACTTGACGGAGAACGGTCAGGAATGTGGAAAGAGATGGCAAGGATTATTAGCGAGGTACGACCCAAATACACATTCATTGAGAACAGTCCAATGCTCACTACTAGAGGACTTGAACGAGTCCTTGCAGACCTGGCCTCGATGGGGTTCGATGCGGAATGGGGAGTGCTTTCAGCAGCCGATGTTGGAGCAAACCATAGAAGGGACAGAATATGGATTGTCGGAAAGAATACCAAACAATTTGGATTTCTTTCACACACCTTGCACGACAGGAATAGATGGGGGGAGCAACAGTCGGAAAGCATTGAAGAAAAGAATGGAAATGTGGCCAACTCCAGTTTGTCAGGATTCACGTCATGCGATCAGCCGTCACTTAGACCCAGAAAACAAGTATTGGAAAAGCAATCTTGGAGAGGTGGTGATGAGTATGGAGACAGAAAATACTGGGAGATTGAACCCAACGTGGGTCGAGTGGCTCATGGGATGGCCTCTAGAGTGGACAGACTTAAAGCCATTGGAAACGGACAAGTCCCACTTTGTGCAGCAACAGCATGGAGATTGTTAAATGAAAGAATTTAACCCATACAACGCTTATGACATTTACGAAAAATACAAAGCGGATTATTCAAAAGCTAAAGGTTATTTAGCAGGGCTTGGCGAAAAAAAGAAAATGATTGTTGCCATTATGATGAAAAAATCTAATGAATCTTCTTTAGGCGCACAAGAACGTGAGGCTTATGCTTCAGCAGAATTTGAAAAATATTGCAATGATATTG